TTTTATTCCTCAATAGCTCAGCTGGCAGAGCATGCGGCTGTTAACCGCAGGGTCGTTGGTTCGAATCCAACTTGAGGAGCCATAAAAGGACGACAAAACGGATACAATCCGCTAGTCGTCTTTTTTTGTGCCCTGAAATACTGGTAGGGCAGGGCTTTCAGGGAATCGCTAAAAATACGAAAGGGTGCAAAAAAGACTAATTTTCCGATAATTGCCCCATTTCCTGCACCCTTTTATTCGTTGGTGAAACCGACCACACGAAAGTCGGCGTTTCGTATCGCTTGTTTACTTTCGTGTCGCCAGTATGGCTTTCGTGTAGACAGTCCACTCGAAATAAAAAGTTTCGTGTAGCTGGAATGAAAGAGCAGAAAAAATCCCCTGATGATAAGGGGAGTAGAAGGCGAGCGGTATGAACGTTATTCTTAGTCTAGCGTGATTTCTTTTTCTTCACCGTTTCGCAGATGGAAGTAGAGAAAGTTCTCATCAGCTTTCGGAACACTGACGTGGTCAATCAAGCTGCACCACAGTTCCTCACTGAACTTGATGTCCGTGATATCTTCAAGCCTGTCGGCGAATTGCAGAACATCAAAACGCCTTTTATCCTTGTCGGCGATCCATTCTTTTAGATCTATCAAACTTTGATTCTTTGCCTCGTAAGCTGCGAGGGCATTCTCGTAGTCTTCATTTTCGCCAAGTTCAGTCTTGCCGATGGCTCTGAGTTGTTGGCCAAGCTCCAAGTAATCCTGGTCTAGCTCGATTTCAAGCTTCTTAGCTTTTTCCTTATCATTATTAGTGTCGAGAACCTTAATCAGAGCATCTCGGCAAAGGGTGATGATATCTTCTTTGCTTGCTACCAGCTCTCTAACCACTTCTTCAAAGGCAACGATGATCTCGTCCTCGGTAAAGTGGGGAGTGGAGCAGGGTTCTTCGCCTTCATACTTTTTACCGCATTGCCAGATGTAGCGGCGGTATTTCGTGGTCGAGTGCCAGACCTTTCTGGTATAGGGTTCTCCGCAGCAACCACAAATGATCCGCCCGGAAAAGAAATTCTTAGAAGAGCCGTTAACCTTCATTTTCTCTCGGCGTTCCATCTCGTGCTGTGCCATTTCGAAAACCTCATCACTGACGATGCCTTCATGGCTGTTTTCAACATAGTACTGAGGAACCTCTCCCTCGTTCACTTTTTGCTTCTTGGTTAGAAAGTCCACCGTGAAGCGTTTCTGTAATAGAGCATCACCCTTATATTTCTCATTCTGCAAGATGCTCTTGATGGTCGTGATGCTCCATTTGTCTTTGCCTCTGGGCGATTTGATGCCGTCTGTTTCTAGCCCCCTAGCAATTCCATTAAAGGTCATACCGAGCAGGAACTCACGGTAGATACGGCGGACAATTTTTGCTTCTTCCGGCACAACTTCCGGGCGCCCGTCCTTTCCTTTCTTGTAGCCAAGAAAGCTCCGATAAGGCATCGTGACCTTGCCGTCAGAAAAGCGTTTTCTTTGCCCCCACGTGACATTCTCTGAGAGGGACCGGCTTTCTTCCTGGGCGAGCGAACTCATGATGGTGATGAGGAGTTCTCCCTTGGAATCCATTGTGTAGATGTTTTCCTTTTCAAAGAACACCTCAACGCCCTTATCCTTTAACTGGCGGACGTGGGTTAAGGTGTCGACCGTATTCCTAGCAAAACGGGATACTGATTTGGTCAGGATTAAGTCGATTTTACCTGCTAAGGCATCGGCGATCATTTCCTGAAAGCCCTCACGCTTTTTAGTCATCAGGCCGGAGATACCCTCATCGGTATAGACCTTCACAAAATCCCACTCTGGATTGCTCTTGATGTGTTTCGTGTAGTAGCTAATCTGAGCTTCATAGCTGTTCAGCTGCTCGTCCATATCCGTTGAAACACGGGCATAGGCGGCAACCTTTCTTCTTTTGTTCTTACTCTTCGCTAAAAAGCCGTCCTGGGCTCTTTTCTTTGCAGGTATTACTCTTATTCTAGTTTCCATAACGCTCCTTCGTCTTTCTTCCTGCTGCCGCTCTCATCTCCTTTGTCCAAGATTCCGACCTCGACCGGTCTTCCCAGTAAATGTCCTTTTTGCTTCCGTCTTTAAAACGGAAGATGAGCTTATTGCCGTTATGGACGATCACCTCATCAATCTTTTCTAAGAAGTTCATTTCATCAAATGAGGGAAGACCCAGTGCCTCGGCGGCAGATACTTCTAAGGTATTCTCAGGCACTTGTTTTGACGGACAGGCCGCCACACCGCTTTTCCTGTAGGTACGGCACTGCCACTTATGATTACCTCGGTCGTACTTGCGATTTAGGTTTGCTCCGCACACGCCGCAGATGAGTTTTCCTGAAAAGGCATGCTTGGTATCCGGTCGTTTCTTGTACGTCCTTTTCGCCTTCACTTCCCGGACTGCTTCAAAAAGCTCCATCGAGATGATTGGCTCATGGCTATTCTCAATAAAGTATTGTGGCAGTTCGCCACGATTCTTGATCTGCTTTTTATCAAGGTGGTTTGGAACAAAGAGCTTTTGTAGGAGGGTGTTGCCCGTATAGAAAATATTCGCCGTCAGAACGTTCAGCCGATTGACCGACCACTTTGCTCCCTGAAGGGTATAAATCTTGCGGCGGTTTAGGTCTTTAGCAATAGAGGAGGGCAGCTCGCCTAATTCATAACGCTCGAAGACTTCTTTTACCACTTTTGCTTCCTCGGGGACGATCGTGACCTCGCCCAGCTCTACCAAATAGCCGTAGCATCTTCGAACTTGCTTCAACGACCCTTCCGCATAGCCCTTGCGAATGGACCACTTCATGTTGTTTGAAGCAGATCTTGATTCTTCTTGGGCGAAAGAAGCGAGGAGGGTTAAGAGAAGTTCCCCCTCGGCGTTCAGCGTGTTGATTTTTTCTCGCTCGAAGTATACGGCGATTTTTGATTCTTTGAGGTCTCGCACGATGTTTAAGAGGTTAACCGTGTTTCTGGCAAAGCGCGATATCGACTTTGTAATGATGAGGTCAATCTTACCGTCTCTGCAGGCGGTCAAAAGTTCATCTAATCCCTCACGCTTGCTTTTAGTTCCGGTCACGCCGTCATCGATAAAAACGCCGGCGAACTCCCAGTCAGGGCGGGACATGATTTGCTTCTTGTAAAAATCAATCTGAGCGCCGAGGGAATGAAGCTGGGCGTCACTTGCGGTGGAGACCCTAGCGTAAGCTGCGACTTTTTTTCTGATAATCGTATCGGGTCTTCTGCTTGGTATCTTTGTAATTTTCATTTGAATCCCCTTTCCGTGTCACATATTTGCTCTATACACCTTATATAGCAAGGCCGGAAATGGGAGGTTTTAGCTGCTCTTTTATGTGCATTAAGGAGGCTTCGAGTTCTTCCTCCGTCAGCAATCCTTTTTCAAATAAGACCCTCAAAATCGCCCTCGCCAGTTGATAATCCGACTCTCTTTTCCATAGTTTTGCTGTCATCTGAAATCACCGAACCTGTCTTTGATGTAGCAGGGATGGGAGCAGTACTTTCTTGAACTTCGTGCCTTGAAAACTTGCCCACAGGCAGGGCAAAGGTGGTCTGTTTGATATCGCTTAGGGTGGGCATTCCAATAAGCCTGACGGCACTTATCCGAACAAAATCTTCTAGGACGGCCGTTCTCGTAGCCGGGAAGCCTTGCCCCACATTGGAGACAAGCTTCCTCATTTGATTTGTTCAGATTGATTTTTTGCCGACGACAGAAAGATTTAACCGTGTTGACGTTAAGCCCAAGGTCTTTAGCGATGCTTGCTATCGAGTCACCTTTTTCACGCCTTGTTATGATGATGTTCTGTTCACGCTCAGTCATAGTTACCCGCCTTTCCAAAAGTTCTCACTTTCTAGGCAGGAGATGACGGGGTTTTGAACGGGCTGAGGAAATAGATACAAAGCTAGTCAATCTGATTATGATTAATGTCTTGATTCAGGTATAATGGAAAAAATTCAAGGAGGCTCGCCATGCAGGTGCGTTGTAGACTCTCGACGCTTATGGGACGAGAGAAATATCAGATTCAAGATGTGCATGAAAAGACCGGCCTGTCTCGGATGACGATTTCTAAGCTCTATAACGAAAAGTCGACTAGAATTGACTTTGATACGATTTTGAAGCTCTGTCAACTCTTCGATTGTGAAGTGGGCGAGCTTTTGTATTTAGATGGAGGTAGAGATGAGTAACATTTCGCAAAAGAAGCGTGCTGCTATGCTCGCCTATCTTGCTGAGTTAAAACAGGTTCACAATGATGATGAGAGCATTCGTGCCCTGAACGAGATAGAAGCGGCCCTAACCGAGAAAAAGTACGGTCTTGTATGGGAAGAGCATACAGAACAAGTTGATCAGATGTTAGAAGACAACATCCCTGTCTTTATAGAGGATGAGGAACGAAAGATTGTTGCGGACCCTGATCAGCCATTCAATTTCCTCATTGAGGGTGACAATCTTCATTCATTAAAGCTTCTGGAAAAAACACATAAAGGACAAATTGATGTCATGTACATAGATCCACCTTACAACCTGGGAAAAAAGGATTTCGCCTATGATGACACGTATGTAGATGAGGAAGATGGTTACAGACATTCTAAGTGGCTTTCGTTTATGAATGAGCGCTTGCGAAGAGCTTATAATCTGCTAGCTGATACTGGAGTTATTTCTATAAGCATAGATGAAAACGAATACGCCCAACTAAAGATTCTTTGTGACGAAATATTTGGAGAAGAAAACCAGCTTGTTACTTTCCATATCCAGGTGAGATATGATAACAAAAATTTGAATGAAAAAAACGATTGGCAACCAATAATGGAGTATATTTTAATTTATGCTAAGGAGAAAAACCTTTTTAGCGCTAATCGACCCAAGGAAGTATATGGTATAGACAAATTTCTTTATACTGTAGAAGAATTGGGTATGGGCGAGAAGTTTACAGCCAATAACCGTAATGTAACGGTCTTCAGAAAGGGCGAATGGAAATTAATAAAACACGCAGAGCCGTCTATAGATTTTTTGAAAGAGACCTGGATTTCTGGGAGCATATATTCCGATACAGGACACGGGACAATGTATCAAAAGGTTGTTGAGCCAAGGTTTCAAACGGATGGTTCTGGTGCTGTGTATAAGATTGAAGGATTAGGCGATGACGGCCTAGGTTACAGATACTACACAAATCCGCGGTCTGCTAGAGGAACACGAGGGAAAATGTATACAGGAGTTCCCCTTGAGCGTAGGCAGGAGTTGGATTCAGGAGAATCAATCAAACACATACCTATAACTAATCTCTATAATTATAGTGCAGAGTTTGGAAATATCAGGCATGAAGGTGGTGTGCCATTCAACAATGGTAAAAAGCCAGTTGGATTGATTAAACAAATTATAAATTATCACAAAAAAAACAATGTATTGGTTCTCGATTTTTTTGCCGGTTCTGGCACAACCGGCCATGCTGTTGTTTCCCTAAATCAGGAGGATGGCGGAAATCGTAAGTACATCCTATGTACAAATAATGAAAACAGCATTTGTGAAGAGGTTACATATCGCCGACTAACAAATATCCAAGAAGACTTGCCTCATAATCTCAAATATTACAAAACGGACTTCATCCCTAAGCTGTCGAGGGAGGAAGATATCCTATCCGACCGCCTTTTATCACACATCAAGGAAATGGTCGAGCTAGAGAACATGTGTGAAATTGATGGTGTGAACCGTTTTATCTTCTTACGTGAGGATGAATTAATAGACTGGTATGAGCAAGGAGTAGACGAAGGTGTAATAATCTATATTCCGTCCTATATCTTGCTTTCTCGAGAAATAGAAAATGAGCTTGAAGCAAAACAAGTGAAAGTCATCCATATCCCCGACTACTATTTTCTCAATGAGCTTAGGGAGGCCAACGAATTATGATTAATGAAATTACTTTATTTGATTTTCAATCTGATGCTGTTAACTATTTACTAGACGCCACAACGGACCCAAGCACGAAGCACAAAATAATCCTAAAGAGTCCGACAGGTAGCGGCAAGACGGTCATGTTGCTTTCCTACATTGACACCTATCTTGGAAATGTCGATGCTGAGCGGGTTTTTATCTGGCTCACTCCCGGTAAGGGGAATTTAGAAGAACAATCGGAAGAGAAAATGCGCACTCTTTTTCCTCACGCCAATACCGGCAACGTTCATGATGTCCTCTTACAGGGCTTTTCTCCCGGCACGACTTATTTTATTAACTGGGAAATGATAACAAAGAGCGGCAATATCGCTTTGAAAGAAAGTGAACGAAAAAATCTCTTTGAACGGATTACGGATGCCCATAGGAGTGGTCTTCTCTTTACGGTGATTATCGATGAGGAACATCTCAATAATACATCAAAGGCAAATGATATCTTAAGTGCCTTATCTTCAGAGCATGAGATCCGAGTCTCTGCTACAACTAAGAAGATCCCAACAGCGGAGTTTTATGAAATTCCGGAAGAAAAGGTTATCGCTTCCGGCCTCATTACCCGTGCCCTTTATATCAATGAGGGTGTGGACATATCTGAGTTGGATGATCTGGATAGTGAGGCTCTCTTTCTCTTGCAAAAAGCCGATGATAAACGAAAAGAAATTAAAAGAGCCTATGGGGAGCAAGCAGAAGAGATTAATCCACTTGTGATTGTGCAATTCCCTGATATGAGTGATCGACTCATTGAATATGTTGAATCTTGTCTGGAAGACATGGGCTATACCTATAAGAACGGTTTAGTCAGCAAATGGATGAGCGACGAAAAAATCAATACAGAAAATGTTACCGAACACAATAATCCTGCTGCCTATCTTCTTATGAAGCAAGCGATTTCAACGGGATGGGATTGTCCACGTGCAAAGGTACTCGTAAAGCTAAGAGAAAATATGACCGAGACCTTTGAGATTCAAACCCTCGGTCGTTTGCGTCGTATGCCACAAGCGAAGCACTATGGTGACGACAGATTAGATTTTTGCTTTTTATACACTTTTGACGAGAAATATAAAGAAGTAGCAATGCAGTCTGGCAATGCCTATGAGGTGCGCCGCCTGTTCCTAAAAGAGAAATGCCGAGACTTTACGCTTGTTAAAGAAGTCAGAAATCAAGACTATGAGTACGTCAATGAAAGAGAAGCCAGAGACAAAATCTATGACTATTTTACCGAAAAGTACAAACTAACCACGGATAAGGCTGAAAATAAAAACAGACTGGAAGCTTACGGCTATCTCTTTGGAACTAAAATCTTTTCCCGGTATCGTAGAGGAAAATTTCAGCGCTTACATGACATCACGGATGAGCGGCAGGGTCAGCATTTAGAGATTTCATATGAGGTGAGCACGCATGACCACGGAATTGACTGTTTACATGCTGTAGATATGGTGAAGAAGGTTATTGGTTTACCCTCTAATAAGACGAGAGCCATCTTACAACATCTCTTTCACAAAATGATCCGCTCCAATAAAAAGCTAATAGCTCTTTCCAACCGTGAGTGGTATGCCTTCATGATCAATAATACCTACAAGCTGCGAGAAG